CTCCGCGTACTCTTCCCTGAGTGGTTCAAGAACGCCCTCCGTGCTGACCTCACAAAGCAGCTTCCGGGTGACGGACGCGACGGAACATTCAACCTTGCTGAGGCCGAGATCAACCGCTGGTTTGCTACACGCAACATCAACGTTTCTTGGTTCCTCGACGGTGAAACCGGACAGGTATTCGGAGAGCAGACCGCTGGCGCTCTTCTCGACTTCCCATCCACAGTCATCTGGTACCTCTTCTCCGAAGGAACATTCGTGTTCCTCGACGGTGGTACTCTTGACCTCGGACTCGTCCGTGACTCCACCCTCAACGGCACCAACGATTACAAGATCTTCCTCGAAACATTCGAAGGTGTTGCAAAGGTCGGCGTTGAGTCACTCCGCGTAACATCCAACCTTGCAATCAAGGGTTCCGCCTCCTCAACTACTGTAGTTGCAGGCTAGTAAAAAGTCAATAAGTAATAGCTGGACCCAGAGTATCTGATAGGAATAAAAAATGGCACGTAGTAACACTGATCTGCTCCCCACAGCGGGACTAGAGGTGTCTCCTTTCGGTATTCTGGGTCCAGCTACCACTGTGTATACAGAAAACAGTGATTACTGGACATCAGGTCTCACTTACGAGATCAACGATGCCGGAGTCGTTGTCGAGAACTCCACCATCTTTGGTGGACCTCTAGAGTCTGTAGAAGTTGTTGACAACTCTAACAATCCAGAGAACTTCAAGACCTACTTCCCGTTCGATGTGAAGGCTTCCATTCAGGTTTCGACCTTTGGAAACACCCCAGCATCCGTTCAGGCCAACGCAGAAAATGCGCTGTCCATCGTGGAGCAGAAGGCCATTGAATCAGAATTCTGGAATGGTGACCTCGCAAAGCTTCTTACATCTAACCATGATAACCGATACCTCGCAAGCGCCGCAACCATTGACCTGACACCGACTCCCGGAACAGCCGTGAAGCCTCGTTACGGTCAGGCAATCCTAGAGGGCGCGATTGGCAACGCTCCAGTTGGAGCAGAGGGCGTTATCCACGCACCACGAGATGTAGTAAGCGCTCTGAACATTGAAAAGGATGGCGGCGCACTCCGCACCAACCTTGGATCGTCAGTAGTCGCCGGAGCGGGATATTCTCGCAGAGGACCAGACGGCACACTCGCCACTGCCGGAAAGTACTGGATGTACGCGACTGGACCGGTTACGGTTCGTCGCGGCCCACTCCACATCATTCCGGAGAAGGTAAATCAGGCTGTAGACGTTCGAGTCAACACTATCAAGTATTACGTTGACCGTCCAGTTGCAGCTACTTGGTCCACAACACACGCATACGCAGTACTTGTTGATCTTTCACTAGATTACGCATAAATTAGGAGAATCAAACCATGGCTTCAGACAACGCTTCCGCAGTAGCGGGGCTTGCAATCCGCCTTACAAAGCTTCAGTCTAACGGTGCCATCGTGACCGGACCTTCCGCGTCATATGTTACCAAGAAGTTTGTATCCCTCGGATTCACCCCCGAATACGAGTCCGGAGACGAATTCACAACCAAGGCCGCAGACGGATCTGTATGTGTCTCATGGAAGGCACCAGATACGCTCAAGCGCGTCACCCTCTCAATCGCACTTTGCGATCCTGACCCCGAGTTCACCGAAATGATTGCCGGTGGAACACTTCTTACTTCTGGCGGACAGTCCGTTGGTTGGAAGGCACCTATGGTAGGTGTCGATGCTACCCCTAACGGTGTTGGTATCGAAGTTTGGTCCATCGCAAACGTCGGTGGTCGTCAGGCCGCTACGAACCCCTACTGGCACTGGATTTTCCCATACACCCAGATGCACTCCGCTGGAGAGCGTGCTATCCAGAACGACCTTCTGGCTACAAGCTTCGAAGGCTGGGGCGTGGGTAACCCGAACTGGAAGACTCCTGCCGCTCCGGTATGGCCGGTTAACTACGGAACGGACGCACCAGTTGCGTACGCCCGTACAGCCACCATTCCGGTTGGAACTGGCTACCAGACAGCTACCTAAGCTGTAACCACATAAGCTGGCTGGTCTCTTCGGAGGCCAGCCAGTTTTGTTTATGTGGTATAATTGAGCTAAACGACAATTGGAGTATGTATGACTGGTCCTTGGATTAGTGCCTCTGACACTATTGCCCCGACTGGGCCGTACACAGAGAGCGCCGTTGCTACCGCTAGCTTTATCCTTTTCAAGCTGAGTGGCGAGAAGTACACAGGTGTCCTCGAAAGTACCGAAGCGTACAACAGCGAGAACTACGCTACAAACCTTACCACACCGCAAGTAATTTCCGGAAATATGTACAACCTTCCCCGTGGAAACGAGGGATTCAGGAACCTCCGTCTTCGCCACTCCCCAGTCATCTCCGTTCTGTCCGTAGAACATCTTGGCCGCGTCTTCGATCCGAGTGAATACACCCTCAGAAACAACGCATATCTCGTCAGGGAAAATAGCCTACCATGGGTTCTGGACCCTGTCAACGACCTGACAGTAACCTACCGACACGGAACACCTCCTCCAGCAGCAGGACGACGCGCAGCGTTGCGTTTGGCAAACGAATTCATCCTTGCTGATATGGGTTCCGGTGCATGTGCATTGCCAGAGAGAATCAGTTCTGTCAACAGGCAGGGCGTCTCCTACACCATCATGGACCCTCAAGAATTCATTTCGAATGGCAAGGTCGGAATCTACGAAATAGATCTCTTCCTTGCAGCAGTAAATCCGAACAAGGCGAAAAAGAAGCCTAAAATTTTCTCGGTCGATAGGCCGAGAGGAGAGAGAATAAACTAATGAGCGATACAGATCCATACTACGCAGGCCCAACCGTAATCGACGCTAAGCCACAGGCAACCCCTGAAGAGGCTCCAGAAGCCCCTGTAGTGGCTGTAGAAGAGTCCTACATGGACGAGGTACCGGAAGGCTCCATCAAGACCGTACTGGCTTGGGTAGGAGACGACAAGGACCGCGCCGCAGCAGCACTCGATGCTGAAAAGGACGGACAGCAGCGTTCCACACTCACCAAGGAACTTGAAGAAATTCTCGCTTCCTAATCTCTAAACTAAAGGACGTATGATGATCGATCCAGAAGAGTTCGTTGAAACAGCGAGACACATTCTGGCTACGGTCGAGACTGCCTTTGCCGAACACGGGGTAGCGCTTCCAACGAGGCGCTACCTCAGTGTTGGCGGTCAAGTATCAACAGTACACGACTGTGAGCAAGTAACAGTAACTTTCGAGCAAGGTTACTCCGGAAAACCCGGAAACATGGCCCAAGAGCCAGTAAAATGTGACCAAGGCCGCACAGCCGTCTTCGTCGTAGAGGTAGTAAGGGCCGTTCCTGTTGTGAACACCCCTGAAGCGACACCTCAAACCACCGTACCATCACGCTACGGTGAGGTCATGTCCGGAGTGGACACCATTGACCCCGAAAAACTCACTGAAGTTGCGGAACGTCAGATGCGTGACGCCGTGATCCTACTTGATGCAGGTATCCGTGCAGGCCAGACAGCCATGCAGGGAGCCATCAGTGATGTGTCAGCAGGCGCTCCGTCAGGTGGGTTGCAGGCCATGATCCTGTCCATCACCACCTCAGCACAGGGTTACTAATGAAATTCGTGCTGGATCGTGCAGGGTATGAGCACATGGTACACCATCCTGACGGTGAAGTAGGTCAATATCTTAAGAAACAGGCCCGAGAACTTGCAGCATACGCGAGAAGACAGGCCGGAGTGGACACCGGAGCGCTCAAGGCGTCCATCAATTACCGTGTTGTCAGCAGTGGTGGAGGCCTCGTTGCCTTTGTCGGCTCTGACAACCGTGTTGCCTTCATGCACCACCAAGGAACACGCCCGCACATCATTGCTGCAAGGCGTGCAAAAACACTTCGTTTTTATTCTCATGGTAGAATAGTATATGCACAAGTTGTGCGTCATCCGGGAACCAAACCCAATAAATACCTGACGGACAACCTCCGTAGAGTCATCTGACGAAACACGAAATAACGACATTAGGAAACACACATGGCAGCATCTCGCAAGATTAAGTCCTTCGCCGCTCCTTCCGCAAAGGAAGCAGCACCAGTAGAGCCAATCGTATTCGAACTCGCTGGAACCGAAATCGAAGCATACGGACAGGTCTCCGGTGCCGTTCTTCTGGACTTCATTGCAAACTCCAGTGGCGACAACTCCGGCGAAACCGCCAAGGCCATCCTCAGCTATCTCAAGGACTCCATGGACGCAGAGAACTTCACTAAGTTCAATGCTATCATCCGTGACCCGAAAAAGCTAATCCAGATCGAAACTCTTTCCGAGGTTGTTGCCCACCTTGTGGAGGAACGCGCCTCGCGCCCTACGGAAGCGTCCGCAGCATAGGGACGCAGTTTATCAAGTGGTGGTCGTACATCGACGGCCACCACCTCCGGCAGGGGGTCGATCTTCGAGAGAAGTTCAACGAACTTGACGAGTACAGATCTTTCAACATGATAGATGACATACTGGTCGAGGAAGCAATAAAGAACGCTGAGACAAACGACGCCCTTCTGAAAGTTAGAACAACCCTTGACAAAGAATACGTCAAGTTCTCAGATTCGGATGTCTCGGTGGCAATACCCCCCGAAATCGTGGACTACATCCCTGAAGACTACGATGGGGTCGTAGACTACATACCGATGGACTACGCCGAACAATCCGACGAAGGGTACGTCGGAATTGGACTAGCACCAATGCAATAACGTCTGGAGAACGAAATTGGCTATAATAGGATCAGCTTATGTTGATATCCGCGCACTAGATAACAACCTACAGCGCGATATCGACAAGGCAATGAAGAAGGTCAAAGAGCCTCTCATTACCTTGCAGTCCAACGTCAATCTTACTCCGGTTCGTGACAAGATTCGAGTTCTGCGGGAGGAACTTAAGAAAAACCCTCTTAAGTTCTCCGCAGAAGTCGATCTTGAGACTGCCAACGAAAAACTAGACAGACTCCGCGCTGAACAAGCCGCTGAAATCCTAACGATTGAAACGGATGCCGACGCAGGAGCGGCTGTTGCCACCCTTGAAGCGGTAAAGCAACAGTACCAGAGCATGCACGCCGATGTCAAGGCTGATGCAGACACTGCTCTAGCGGAAACTCAACTGCGCCTTCTTGCGCGTGACCGCCGTACGCGTGTATCCGCGTTCATTGACCCCCAGACCCAAAAGGCTCTGAAGAACCTCGCCTTCACTATTGCTGGAGCGCTACCTGCTGATAAGATCAAGGCCGCTATCGTCGGGCTTGCAGGCAACTTTGAAGGGCTAGCCATTGCTGGTGCCAAGGTTGCCACTGTCATTGGCTCTATCGGCGCTGCCGGACTCACTCTGGGCGCTAACGCCATCTCCATCATAGCCGACACCGCTAGGGTAGTCGGAGAAGCCGCAATGATCCCTGCCCTCGTGAGTGGTATAGGTGCCGCAGTTGTGGCAACTACCCTTGCGTGGAAGGGATTTGGAAAGGCTTTCACAGATGACAAGGCACTAGCCGCACTTCCGCCACAGGCACAAGCTGCTGTAGTCTCCATGAAGGGACTCGGAAAGTCCATCAAGCAGGCTACTCAGGCTTCGTACTGGGAAGAGATGGGAACCGCACTTCAGGACATGGCCCATGTTGTCGTGCCCGTGCTCCGTGAAGGGCTTGCAAACTCCGGCACAGCTATGGCAAAATGGACGAAGAGTGCTACGGCCTCCTTCAAGGAATTTGCTGAGAGCGGCGGAATGGCACAGCTTTTCCGCAACATCAATCTTGGACTGGAGAACGCCCGCAAGGGTGTAAAGCCAGTATTCGACGCCTTCAACACACTAGCTCTGGTAGGATCAAAGCGACTCGGATCTCTCGGTGACCACATCGGAAACCTTGGAATCAAGTTCGGAAACTGGATCGAGAAGGCTGAGAAGGCCGGTGACATCGACAGATGGATCACCAACGCCGAGACAGCATTCAAGGATCTTGGACGATCTGTGGGGGCTGTCTTCGAGACCTTCAAGGGTCTGGACGCCGCTGCTAAGGCCTCCGGAGCCAAGGGACTTACAGACTTCGCTAACGGCCTTGAGAAGATCGCTGATAAGGTAAACTCCCCTGAATTCCAGCAGGGTCTAATCACTGTGCTCAAGGGCGCTCGCGCCGGTTCTGACGCGCTTGGAGAAGGATTCTCCAAGATCACAGACGTAATCGGTAGAGGTTCTGCTACTCTAGGTAAGTTCCTAGACCTTGCCGGACAGGTCGGTGGAGGTATCTTCACCGGTATCGCCGCAATGTTCGATGGAACAGGCCTCGGTGACGGACTTCTTGTTGCTCTTCAGGGTGCCAAGGACGCAGTCTACATCCTCCAGCCAGCGTTCCAAGACCTCGGAATCATCCTTGGTGACCTCGCTGAGATCGCCGGAACCCTCTTCACTTCCATGGCTCCGGGTGTCGTTGCCCTTATGGAGACCATGCGTGGCGTAGTCGCTGGTGTCAAGGACGGCATCATTGCCGCCATGCCGATCTTCAACGAGTTCATCCAGAGCATTGTAGCCGTAGCTTCTGGCCCAATCATTGCCCTCGCTGAAGGAATCGGAAACCTGCTGGAAGGCTTCGCAAACCTTCCGGGGCCGCTTCAGTTGGTCATCATGGCCCTCGGAGCCACCGCCCTAGTTGCTGGCAGGGTCCAGAAGGCGTTCGAGATGATGCACAGAGGTGTCAACGGACACCTGACAAACTTCAAGAATAACACACGTAACTGGGGCAACAGCATTGCCAGCCAGCTTACGGGAATCAGCACGGCCTCACGCCGTGAGCTTCCAACAATACGTCAAAACTTCGCTGATGTCAACAAGACAATGAAGGACGGCTTCACAGATACCGGACGAAACATCGGTAATGTGGCCCGTACCACCTCTGACGGCGTAAAGAAGAGCTTCTCTCAGGCAGGAACTGCCGTAGGACAGGGCTTCCAAGCTGCCGGAAAGGTATCTGCTGACGCTGTAACTGCTATGGGACGATCTGTCAAGAATGACATGACTTCCACGGTTCAGGCGGCTAAAGACGGTTTCAAGCACATTGAGATGGAATCCCGCCCTCTCCGCAATAACACACGCTATCTTCTAGAGGATATGGCTGATGGTGCTAAGAAGCACACTGCCATGGCCTCTGAATACGTGCGCCAGCACACAGTTTACACTGAAAAGCGCTTCGCTGACGCGGCCCAGTCTGTAAAGACTGCCGGAAACGACATTTCCAGTGGATTCAAAGCCATTGGACCGAACATTGCTACGCAGCTAAACCCTGCCGTAACAGCGGTACGAGGATTCGCAACCGACACACGTCAGGCTGTTGCAGCCGTTGCAACAGATGTTGCATCAAAGTACAAGACTGCAAGCTCTACCGTAGGGTCTGCGTTCTCTCAGGCAAGCCTAAAGGCTAAGGCTTACCTTGAGCCGGTAACCCAGATCGCATCCGGAGTGGCCCAGCGTACCACAACGGCCTTCAAAAACGGTACAAAGGATGTAACAGACGGGTTCCGCGCTCTCGGACAGAACATCTCATCTGCTATGCTTCCGGTATCAGTTGCTGCCCAGAATGCAGCAACCCGTACCAGTACAACCTTCCGCACCATGGGAACAGACCTCTCCGGAGGATTCAGGGCTATCGGAACGAACTTCGCGTCCGCAATGCTTCCCGTGACTGTTGCCGGACAGACCGCTGCCGCCAAGGTAGCTGCCGCGTTCAAAGCAGCAGGTATTGCTATGGCCGCAAACATGGCCCCGGCAGCAGCCGCCATGAGGGGATTGGCTACACAGGCGGCAGCGTCCTCAGCAGCCGCTGCGTCCTCCGTAAGTAAGTTTGCCAGTGGTGCTGCCACTACGATTACTTCGGGCCTTGGAAAGGCCTTGGGAGGCCTTGGAGCGGCATTCGGTGGGCCATGGGGCATCGCCATCATGGGCGTTACAACGGCAATCGGACTCATCGGTGCAAGGGCCGAAGAGCAGAAGGCCGGTGTTGAGAGTCTCAGGTCCGCATTCAACGGACAGACCGGCATTACTGCTGCCGTAGAAGAGGTTATCACTTCCCAGCTTAAGGCTAAGGATTCCTTCCTTTGGATGGAACAGTCTTCAGCCACTGACGCTGCCGGGAACCTTGGAATCAGCCTGAGAGACTTGACTCTTGCCGCTGAAGGTGTTCCTGCTGCCATGGAGAGGGTACAGAAGGCTACATCTGAGGCTTGGGGCAAGGAAAGCCCAATGCAGATGGGCCTCGACCTCTTGGCCCGTATGAATGAAGGAAGCATGCTCGGCGGCTTCCTCGACATGTTCCAGTCGGACTCTCAAAGGGTCAACCGCTCTGGCGAAGAGATGCGTGCCAACCTTGAGAAGATTCGCGCTGACATGCAGCTTACCGCTGACCAGATGGGCGTGCCAGTAAACACTGCTTCTGGTATCATTTCTTCGATTGACACACTCACCAACAAGGCAAGCACCGCAGAAGAGAAGATGCGTGCTGTCATGGATGTCATTCGACAGCTAAACGGTGACACAAGATCAGCAGGGGACGCTCAGCAGGCACTTAATGACAAGATTCGTGGTGTAAACGATGCTTGGGCTGGTGCCCAGAAATCCGCTGCTGATGAGGGCGTGAAGATCAAAGATGTCTTCAACAAGATTGATGGTAGCATCAACACAACATCCACGGCTGGATCAAAGGTCCGCACGATGTTCCAAGGCATGGCTACCGCAGGCATTGAATCTGCCACTGCTGTTGCCATGGCGCAGGCAGAGCCTACAAAGAGATTCGAAGTCTTCCAAGCTGAGATCAAGAAGACACAAGATGCTCTAGCTACCAAGATGAAATTGGCTGGTGTAGACCCTGCAACAATTGACAAGGTTCTTTCAGACCTTGACCTGAAGGTCGATCCGGTCAAGCTGAAGGCTATCCTTGAATCAGGGGACAAGGACGCTATCCTCGCATTCTTCAAGGGAATCGAAACAACTGAGATTCCGCCTAAGAATGTGGAAGTCAAGGTAACTGACAACGCCACAGCGCCTGTTCAGGCCATCGGGGAGACCATCAAGGCAACTCCGGGGGCAACCCCAGAGATCTCCCTCAAAGACAGTGTTACACCTGTTCTTCCGGGTCTTCAGGGAACCATCTGGGACGTTGACGGTAAGACTGTTGAGATCAAGGCCGCTGACGGTGTCACGCTGCCTACGTACCTCATGCAGACCACTGTTGACGGTGTTACCGGAAAGACTGTTGAGGTCAAGGCAACTGACGGTGTAACCGCTCCAGTTGATACTGCTAAGACAGCCGTCAAGGGAGTTACTGGTACCACAGTTGCTGTTAAGGCAACTGCTGACACACAGCCACTGACACACTTCCAGAAGGTCATCAACGGACTCAAGGCTCCTGCTCCGGCAGTGGTATCCATCAAGGACAGCGCATCCGCTCAGGTTGCTGCTATTCAGGCGAAGATCGCTGCCATGAAGGGCACCACAATTGAGATCAAGATCAAGGACTCCGCGTCCTCGGTCATCCAAGCCATTCAGGGTAAGATCACCGGAATGCGCGGAAACAGTCCTATCATCAGGGCCGTTGACAGTGCTACCCACATCATCCGAAACATTCAGGCATCCCTTGACGGAATGCGTGACCGTACCGTAACGGTTACAACTGTACAGCGTACAGTAAGCGGCGGTAAGGCTGCAAACGGTGGTATCATCCGCAGCATGGCTAACATGTTCGGAGGCTCTCTTCCGATTGCCCCTGTCAAAGCGTTCGCTAACGGTGGTTTTGAGAAGCACGTAGCCCAGATCTCTGCTGCACAGACTCCTTATAGAGTATGGGCGGAACCTGAAACAGGTGGTGAGGCATACATCCCGCTCGCCAAGGCAAAGCGTTCACGTTCTGTCAAGATCCTTGAAGAAGTCGCCCGTATGTTCGGGATGACTCTCCTGAAGACAAAGTCGTTCGCAAACGGCGGTGTCGAGGGCGGTAAGAGCGCTTCTGGCGGATCATCTGCTTCCCTTTCTACTGGTAGGGTCTCTGCTGCTTTCGTTTCCACTGTAGCACAGGAGATGATGAAGGACAACCGCTCTCTGAACGAGATCGGTCTGAACGTTGTTGATGGTATAATTGGTGGTATCAACTCGAAGCAGGGTAAAGCTGTAGAGAGCATGACGAACATGGCTGGCTCCCTTGAGGACGCTGTCAAGACCCGTCTGGACATCCACTCACCTTCCAAGGCGTTCCTTGCTCTCGGTAAGTACATCGTAGACGGTCTGACCATTGGTATCAAGACTAACGCTGGTGGCGTTCACAAGCAGATCTCCACGCTTGCTAACCGCATCTACGTAGCTGCCAAAGATATTCAGAAGGCTACAGGTAAGTCCATCGGGGCTTCCATGAACCTCCTAAACCGTCAGAAGACTCTGAACGGTGCATGGAAGAAGATGTCGGCTTGGAAGTACACCGATCAGATCGTAGACTACTACCAGAAGACCGGCAAGACAGGTAACCGCACTCTTGCGGACCTCGCCCGTGCCCGTGAAGATGTCAATGCCCGTCTTGCGTCAGCTACTACCAGACTGAAGTCTCTTCAGACTGCCCGTGCTGATGTATTCAAGTCTGTATCCAACCAGATCAACAACGAATACAAGCTTGGAACAAGCATCGTCGGTCAGGCAAAGCCGTACATCCCGAAGATGAAATTCTCGGATGTATCGAACTACACGTCTGGAATGGCCGCACGTCTTCGTGCGTTCAACGGTAAGATCGCTGCCCTCCGCAAGAGGGGGATCGCTCCGGGACTGATTCAGGAAGTAGCAATGCTGGGTTCCATTGAAGGCACCTCAGTAGCCGACGCCATGCTTCAGGGTAGCACTGCTGAGATCAAGAAGCTGAATACAGATTACGCTGATATCGGAAAGTCTGCAACAACCATCGGTAACAACACTGCTGATGCCATGTACAAGGTTGGAATC